TCTGGTGCAACGACATGGCGTGAGAAGCTGCGGCTGATCTCTACACCGTCACGTTCAATGACTGTGGCTGTTCTGACTTGGATAAACTTATGAGCCGAAACGATCTCAATCTTATCCTGTTCTGTTCTTTCGGTTAATGCCATATCAGGCTCCTTTCTGCTGTCCAGACCAACTATCCAGATGATCTATGCGGTTTGCCTTGCGGCGGTTTTCCTCACGAGTGAGAACTTGAAGGTTGATCGGGGCGTTTAATCCACAGATCAGATCGTGCGTGACAGGCACAATGTGGTCTACCTCATGTGGTATTCCTGTTTGCTCTGTCAGTTGTTGAGCCTTGAGGTACACAGTCTGAATGTCTGCGCTCTTTACCCACGGCGGTGTGGCATTACGGCAGCGTTCCTCACGGGCATTGGTTGTAGCCAGCTTGCGGTGCTTGTTCTCAGCATACCATTCTTTGCTGCTCTCAAGGTGTTGCTCTTTGTTGTCCTGATACCAACGCTGCGTAAGTTCACGGTGACGGTCTTTGTTAGCTTGATGCCACTTGCGGTTATGCTCTAGGCGACAAACTTTGCACCAAGCCTCACGACCATCTGGTGTGCGCTTCCGTTTGTAGAAGGCATCCAGTTCCTTGGTGCTATGACACTTGGTGCAGGTTTTCATGTTTATGCCCTGTATGTAAATGTGCCTTGAACTTCGCCCACAGGGTCACAATCTTGTAAGTTTACAGATGACCAACTAGCGTTATCATTCATGAAACGATAAAGTATCTTATTTATGTTCCCGTCGATAACAGTAATGATCTGCTTGCCCCCAGAAGTATCCAATCCAGTGTGTGTACCCAGAGACCCGCCTGCTCTTGCGTCACCATCACCAGAAAAAGGTGTAAAGGGCATCCCAGTAACTTCCAGTTGGCCACTACCAGACCTTGCCCCCCAAGTGATTGAGTACCAAACGGTTACAAGATTGCCAACCTTTGTGTAACGCCCATATTGCTTATTGTAAGTCCAAGAGCCAAGGCCAAAAGTAGGCGTCCAAGTCCCAGTCTCATAGTCATCCAGCTTATTAGCCGAACCAGTGCCGCCAAGGTAGACACCGCCAGACAGGTAGAGGTCTTTGAAGCGGTTGCCTGATGCCCCTATATCAGCGACACCTGTAGTTTCTGGGTATACTATAGAGGAAGTGCCAAACGCTAAACGAGAAGCTGCGGATGGGTTTCCGTCAATGAAAAGACCTCCATTGAGCGCCCCAATACTCCCCACCACGGTGCCGTCTTTGTTGAAGTCTATAAGACTGCCATCTGAGTTGTTGCGGCGAAGAAACGCAGGAACTGCTCCATCACGAGTTACCGCTATTTGTCCAGAAGACGCCAACTCAACACCTGTCGCAGCACCAAGACTCGTCTTACCCACCAGCAGGTTGCCCGATGAGTCCAGCGTCATAGCTGTGCTTGTAGCGTTGTCGTCGATGCCCCGTGAAGTGAAGCTGCCAGTAACGGTGAAGTCTGTAGCGCCAGTCACGTTAGCTGCTTCAAACGCTGTGTAAGCTACAACCTCCAGTACATCACCTGAAGCTGCACCAGTCGTCAGCACTACATCTGAGCCATTGGTAGCTGTGAAGTCTGTGCCATCCACCAGCTTAACACCGTTGAGGTATACGTCGAGGAACTGTGGTGTGTAGCCAATAGTAGCGAAGCTAGTCTGACTTGAAGTGGCTGTGAAACTCTCACGGTTCTGTGTTGCCTGTGGTACAGGCTGTGTGCCAATGTATCCTGACATGTTACATAGCTCCTATAATAAATGCGAGTAGTTCAGGGTAACGTACACCAAGTCGGGTACGCTCAGTGGCACCTGTTACATTAGCAGCAGTAGTGCTAAGGAGTACGGCCTTAGTGCCGAGATACCCAGCCATTATGATTGCTCCAGTACTGAGATGATTACATCAGCAGAAGTAGCTGTATTAGAAGTAACTACTACTGTATCAGCAGCTGCTAGGATGATCTTACCATCTAGTACACTCAAGCTAGAGCCGGCTGGAATAGCCGCATCTTTAACTAGGTATACACCAGCACACTGCACTGAGATAGAAATCTGAGATGCTGCTGTGTTAGCCACAGTCATACCGATCATGACTGCTGTAGTAGACCCTGGTACAGTGTAGACTGTAGAAGGTGAAGTACCTACTGAGGCGCTTGTGTAGTTGACGAAAGTATTAGCCATTTGTTAGTTCCTTGTTTGATTCAACCGAGGGCGATTGCCAAGGCAAGGGCTGTGCCTGCTTGGTCTACATCTAAGTTAGTACGTGCTGCAGCCGCTGTGGAGGCGCCTGTACCACCGTCTGCTACTGCTAGGTCACCTGAGGAGGTGATTGAGGAAAGGTCTGCTGTAAAGGCCCCTGAGGCGCTCAGGGTAGTGAAGCTACCAGCTGCTGCAGATGTACCACCGATGACTGTACCATCGACTGTACCCCCGTTAATATCCACCGTGGATACAGAACCTAGGTCAGACCAAGTACCAGTAAGAGAACCACCACCTGTAGCACTCAGTGCAGTGAAGCTACCAGCTAAAGGGCTTACACTTCCTATTACAGTGTTATCAATCCCACCTCCAAGGATACCAGCTGAAGCTATGACCGCTGAAGGGATAGTCATAACACCTGTTGAGTCAGCAATGGTGGCTGAAGCAGTACCGTCTTTGGCTTTGATGTTGGTTACTTCAATGTTAGTTGTATCTAACGTGGTAGAGTTAACTGTTACAAAGGTAGGGCTGTCTGTTGTGTTTACACCTTGGTTTAACAGAGTGTCAATGCCATCGAGTTTAACACCATCTGCAGCTACATCACGCCCATCTACAGTGCCACCAACAGTGATGTTACCTGTAGCACTCAGTGCAGTGAAGCTACCCGCTAGAGGAGTTGTAGCACCAATGACAGTGTTATCAACAGTACCACCGTTGATGTCAGCAGTAGTAAGCACAGCAGAGGTGATAGTAAAGACACCAGTGCTATCAGCAATAGAAGCAGAAGCTGTACCATCGTTAGCTTTGATGTTAGTCGCTTGCAGGTTAACTGACTCAAGGGTACCAGCGAAGTAGCCGTCCTTAAACATGTAGACTGAAGTACCTAAATCGATATCGTTGTTAGTAACTGGGTAAGCTATACCGTCTTCGATACGAAGTTGTTCAACACCTGTCGACGCTACATCTACGTAGAAGCTAAGACGATCATTAACAGTGTCTACTTCAATCTTATTAAGAGGGGTTGTGATACCAGCATCACCTATAAGACCAATGACAGGCCCTTCAGCTGTTGTACCATCATGTGCGTGACCTGTAGAGTTATTGAATGCGTCAAGAAGTGCACTGAACTCATTGTTAGAGTCAGACGCTTGAATAACATCACCGTCAGTATAGGTACTTTGTCTTACGTAACCTGCCATTTGTCTCTCCTGTTATCTCCGTGCCCCAGTGGTAAACTCTAGGGAGAAGCCTTTTAATGAATATGGGACCGATACACCGTTATCTACAACACGTAGAGCAACAGAGAAACCTGAACCCTCTACCGGTTGCCTAATCAGTGGGTCTGTCTGACCACCGTAGGTAACTGTACCGTACAGGCCAACACCGTATAGAGCAGCAACCTTCGTTGAGTCAAAGGGGTAAGCCTCTGGTCTAGCTACTTCAGCACTTTCGTAGTCATACCTAAGGAACAGGTCAGAGTTAACGGCACCTTCTGGTGCGTAGTTGATAATCACTCGTTGAAATGCTTTACGAATACCAGGGTCACCTGCTGTGATGTCTGGGCTACGGTAACGTCCAAGGATTGTAGTAGTGTCGAAGGTGTTACCCTCTTGGTCCCTGTATACGTACCCATCGTAACCACCTAGCATAATAAAGTAGTCACCTTGGTACTCTTCGGTATCACTGCAGTACATCTTAATACCACGGGTGGTAGAGAACTCATAACCTTGGTCTTTACCACTACAGATAACACCTTTAGTGTCTACTGCGTCTACACCGTCTTTAGAGAATAAGATTCTATACTGTGTCTTATTTGGAATAACGTATGACTCAAACTCAGACACACTCTTCTTATCTTGGAACAGTTCTTGGATTGGTTTAGTAATAGAACCTAGTTCAACGTCACCAATCTTCTGAGTACCAGCGATAGTCCGTAGACCGTCTGGTCCGAGAAAGATAACATCCCCTGCAAACTCTTTAATAGTCCAACCACTACGGCAACCAATCTCACGAGTAATGGGTTCTAGTTTGAAGTCAGCTTGGGAGCTACCAGTAAGACGATAGATACGGTTAGCTGAGAAGATGTACAAGCTGTCGCGGAAGACGATCATCCCTGTTACAGGGCTGTCCACTACTAGGCTACCAGCTCCATTAGCAACTGAGAAGTCATCCAGTGTAAGAGGTGCTGTAAATATAACCTCTTGTGGGTTAGCCGACATACCAGTATAGAAACCTGTGTTCTTAAACACTGAGATGTAGTGTGCATCAACTGGAGAGTTAGTCCCGTTGATATCTGTCACAGAGGTACCATCCCAGTATGAGACACTGTTAGACCCATCAGCAAAAGCTAGGAGCTCTACACCGTTAAAGTTAACACGGCGGAACGTATACTTCTTAGCACCTGTACGCCCAGAGTCGATGGAAGTCCACATCTGGTATACTGCTGTAGAATCTAAGTGCTCAACGTCAAGAGTGCTATTAGCACCCCGAGTACACCCTGTGAAGGTCGTAGTGGTTTTACCTGTGTAACTGATCTGCTCAGAGTCAATGATAATAGTACCAGTGTCTGAGAAGCCTGTAGTGCTGTCTACAGTGACTGTTGTAGCTGCCTGGGCTAAGACCCCACTTAAGGTATTAGATGCGTCTGTAGAGCGGTATACAGCCTCCCCACGGGCTGCTATAGCCTCCCCTTGGTAGAAAGCTGACATCAAAACAGGCTCAGCATCTGATACAGTAAACGGGACCTTCTCTGAGGTCCACTTAGTATAACCGTCTATACGGCGGTAGCCACCTGTTGTGTCTGGTTCAAAGTTCTCTAACTCAAGAGCCATACCTGACTCGATGTTGAAGTTGGAACGGTTGAGGACTAGGCCACCCTTGAGAGGAAACACAAAGGGGCTAAGACCAGAGGAATCTGCCATGTTATTTAGCCCTTATTAAGAGATGGAAGGAAAGACGGAAGGGGTGCCTGACCTTTCTACTACAGTGGAGCGTACGTACGGGTAACGGTTAGTCAGGATACTTCTAATGTTAGAGATGCCATCCTGGAAGCGAGCCCAGTTTGCACTATACTGGTCTAGCTCACCACGGTACTGGTATGCGTAAGCCGTAGCACCGTCTGAGATTACCTGACGGTACGCAGAGGGGATACTAGGTACGTCAGCTGCAGCAGTAAGAGAAACAGGTTGATCGTAGTATTCGTACTTAAGTGTGTAAGCTTTATCTGGGTATGGACACAAAAGATAGTTGTTATCAGGTGTACGTACTACCCAGAGGGGACGACCACCTTGTGTTGTTGTATCATCTTCTTGATCTACATACTTGTCTAGGTACTCTTTGTAATCTAGACGGGAGAGGGCACCACCTGTTGAACCGAGACTAGCGTCTTTAACTAGACGGAATGTATCGTAGTCAACAGTCTTGGCTGTTGTAGGAATTGTGTAACGAGTTTGACCAGCTACCAATACTTCGGTCTGGGTAGCGTGGTTGAAAGGCCAGTTAAACTCTCTGTGGTTGATGTAGTTAATAGCATCGTTAACTGCATTCTTACATTGGATCTGGAATCCCCGAGCTGAGCCAAAGTTAGAGGAAGTAAGAGACACCTCGTTCAAGCGGGCCAATACTTCGTTAGTAATGTCTAGGTATGTATAAGCCATTTCTTACCTTGTCTATGAAGTCCGTACAGTGTTAGAGGCCCCCGAAGGGGCCCCTAGTTAGTTATTATGCCAAGTTGTACTTAGCTGTTACAAGAGCCTCAGGACGCAGAATCTTACGACCATAGAGGTGCATACCACGGACGATGTCAGCAAAGCTGTCTGGGTCACGGTATGTTTCTGTCTTGTTGATCTGCTCAGCAGTTGCAACAGCAGAGTCATGGCCACCAACAATAACACCGTAGTCAGTGTTCTGGTTAGCTGTACCTGTAGTAGCAGCACCACCACCTACACTTGGCAGGTTGTTTGAGACATAGACGCGGAAGCCGTTCCACTTGTTCATGACGAGACCGTTGCGCAGGGCACCTGAGTCACCGAAGTCAGCATTCAGGAAGCGGCTGTCTTCGTCCATGAGAACTTCAAGCATAACTGGGTCAATTACGATCCAGCGGCCATCTTTATCAACGTTCTGTTGGTCAAGAAGACGACCCATACGGTTGATCAACATAACAGGTGAAGCATATGCTGTTGGTAGAGCTGTTGCACCTGGGAGGCGAGCAGCAACTGGGATCGAGTGATCAGCAGCAGAAGCAGTTGTGATGTTACCAAATGAGTCTTTGCGGAGCTTCATTGAAGCCAGCAGTTCGTCTGAACCAGCCGTTGTGTCAGCTTTAGTACCGTTTACTTGGTCGTTTACAGTGTCACCGGCAGTGTGCAGAGCAGACTGTTTGTAACCTGAAAGGTAACCGAGTACTTCTTGGTCAAGCTGGTCAGCCAGGCGGTAAGCCGCGCGGTTTGTAGCAAGGTCCATGAAGTTAACGTGGCTGTGTGCTTCTTCGATATCGTCAATCTTGAAAGCAAAGTAGTTAGCTTTGTCGACAACGAGTGAGAAGTCTGCGTCATCAAGGTCTTGAGCAGCGATAGTTGTACCACGTGCGTAGCTTGATACTGAGATTTCAGGCTCTTTGATGATTTTAACTGTATCACCTTGTGCACTGATTTCACCGAAGTAGTCAGAGTTAGTGATGTCATTACAGATAGCCTTCTTGCGGAATGCAAGTTGTACTTTCTTGGAATAGATAACACTTGAGAAGTTGCCGTTAGGCAAGTTGGTGTAACCACCAGCTGATGCGAAAGCCATTGTATATATCCTTCTAGATGTTTGGCTTGATAAGTAAGAATCCTAAAGACCCACACAAGGTGCTTAAGGTTAATCGAGTTATGTGTGGGAGGATTCCAGTTAAGAGAACCTAAACAATCGGGATAAGAGGCTGATAGATTTCTAGGGTGCTTTCAGGGTAGCTTGCCAGCTAGTCCCTCCAGGGCCTGTACTTAATCAGGTAAGTCTTAGAGATTATTAGTGTTCAGTAGTCTACCCCGTTAGGGGCTACTGTATATGTTCACGGGTATCCAAGGCGGGGCCGTTAAACATATACAGTTATACCATACTCGTCCTTGGGTGTCAAGGTTTAATTGAGTATAATGATATTAGCGAGCACGGCCAGAGATGTCGTAAACAAACTTACCTGAGGCCATCGCTTCTTGGATTTCATCGTAACGGTTCTCAAACTCTTTGTCACTCATCTTAGAGACAACTGACTCTTTGAGATAAGAACCTGCCTCGTCTGTATCAACTACAGTACGGGACTTCTTAGCTACTGTTTTAGCAGCATCCTTGGCTTGAGCCTTCTTAGCAGAAGGTGTAAGACCGTTGTCAACCTTGTAAAGGTCAAGAACACGGATAACACTACCGGCATCGTCTGAGTTCTCATAGAGGGCGTCACGTACCCACTTAGGTTGCTCGTCGACCCAGTCATGGAACTCGTCTGCCTCACGGAGGTCATCGAAGTCAGAGTGTGCTTTACGAATCTCTGTCTCAGCACGAGTACGGGATGCTTCGTACTTAGCCTCATCCAACTCCTTGAATCGTTCACTAGCATCAGCGAAACGCTCAGCAGCTTTCTTCTCAGCAATGGTCTCTACGATAGCAGCTACATCGGGGTGCTTGCTTGCCCATGCTTCGATGTCTTCGTCTGACTTAGGTGGACGGACTGAGGTGTCGGATTTAGCAGCTTCAAGCTTCTCTTTCCACTCCTTCTCCTTCTCAGCCATATGTCGGCGCAAGTCACCATAACGTTTCTTAAAGGACTTCTCCTCACGGCTAAGCTTCTCATCATCTTCTTCATCAGACTCGTCAGACTCAGGAGCAGCCTCTACAGGCTCTTTAACCTCTTTAGGGGCCTTGGGTACCTCGGACTCCTCCTCGACCTCCTCAGGGGCCTCTACGCCGCTCTGAGCGGCCATCAATGCTGCTAGTTCCGCTTCATCCTTTTTCATACGAGCTTGCTTAGCTGCGTAGTTGCTTCCACGGGCCATCATAGCCTCATCAATCTTAACTTCTTTAACCATTTCTTTAGCCATTGTATATTCCTTTATGTTGGGGTCAGCTTATGCTGAGTGGCCTTAGTTAATTATATAGGAGTAGTTGGTAAGGGCCTACTTACGGCCCAAACCCTTCTTAACAGTTGGTTTCTTTTCCATCTTCTTCTTCTTAGAGGGACGAGGGGCTACGAGGCCACCTTTAGCCATACCACCCCAGCCGGAGCCTTGACCTTGGTCTCCTTGACCACCTGTGGCAGCACCAGCTGCACCATCACTTGTACCACTTACACCATTACCCATACCGTCATTACCACTGGCACCAACACTACCTGTACCACCTTGCTGAGCACCACCTGAGGCTTGACCAGCAGTACCTTGGCCTTCTGGGCCATCGTAACCCTCAGGACCTGGTGCATTCATCTCAGCAATAGACTTACCTGTACGAGCGGAGGCCTCTAACTGGGATGCAACTCTATCACCAGCAGTAGTGGCTAGTCCACGGTAATCTGCAGCAGTACGACCTGTACGTCCTGTGGATGTAGGAGCTGTGGTTGTACTTGTTGAAGTAGATGTTGTCTGAGAACCCTTAGGTGCTTTACTGTTTTGTGAGATAGCTTCAATAGCTTGTGCAGTCTTATTCGCTA